CCTCTAACCTGCCACTCGGCTCTCCTTCGAGCGCACAAAACCCACCAAAAAATAACGGGACGAGCCGCGACATTTCTAGAATAATCAAGGCTTCCGATTTTGTCGCGGCGGACACCGTCGGCTCAAGGGGTAGTAGAAATCGGCGGCCGATGCCCAACCCAACCCAAGGGCAAAAGTTACAACGCAAACAACCCCAAAGACCGGGCCGAAGTAGAAACCTTGATTTCCGTAATGCGCGACAAGGAAACCCAAGATTTCCACGACGGGACATTGTAACTTGTCCACCACTTCCCCCGAGCCTAACGGCCCGGGGGATTTTTTTTTGCACCCATACCCCATACGCTGGAACCTCAGAGCGCTGGCTGCCTGTCCCCCGGAGCCCTCTCGCCCACCTGTCACTTTTGTACATAATGCATACAAACTGGACGACAGTTTGAACCCTGAACCACGGTTCCTGGTTCACGATCAGGGAAACCGGAGTTCGCCCCAGGGGAAACCAGTTCACCACTTCCAAGCAAAAAAAATTCTGGTAAAAAAAGGGAGAAAGGTGTCCACTTTTTCAAGGCACCCTCCCATCTGCCCCCTATGAAAACAAATAAATAGAAAAACAAGGTATGCTGTTTACTGTTTTGTGTAATAAACTGGTGTCATGGAAGAAGACCTAGACGAGAGTTTGGTTGATGCTCCTCGGGTGACTGGTCATGACAACGCAGTCGTGGGAGTTGGTCGCTTGTATGGTCGTGACCCGGTTCTTGTTTACGATCGTCAGCGGATCCTTTCGAACCTAGTAGCCGGCGGGATGAGCGAGCGGGCGGCGGAGCTTTACTTTGAGGAGGAGATAGCAGGCGCCTGGGGTGGTCCGCAAACTCCGGTGTACTTGGAGACCAATTTGGAGAAAAGCGGTTGACTAAGTAGGGTGGGTGGGGCTCTACAATAGGCGTATGACCTACACCAAATGGATCATCGTCAGCACCTACGCAAACAGGAAGAAGGCAGAAGCCATGGCCGCCAAAGTTACTGACGCCTCTGTGTTCCCTGTGAAGGCAAAGTCCAAGACCAGATACCAAGTTCGTCGGCTCTCCAGGCAGGGTTCTAAGCGGCCAGAATGATCCACGGCCTAACCTTCGTCAGGATCCCGAAGAACGCCAGCACTTCCATCTATCAGGCGCTTGGCGAAGCCAACACCATTCGAGACGAGCGCTTGAACCAATTCATGTGGCGCCATACGCCCCGATACAAAGGTCTGTTCGCGCCGTCCCACTGTCTTCTTTCAGAAGCCATCGAGGAACTGGGAGACAAGATCCTAAAGGTTCCGTCCTTCGCCGTGGTCAGGAATCCTTTCTCGCGCTTAGTCTCCATATACGGGTACACTCTAAAACACGACCTCTTCTATATGTATGGACAGCGCCGGCAGCCATTCCAAGAATTCTGCGAGAGCTTCGAGAGATTGGCAGAAGAGGACAAACACTTCTTCCATGCATATACACAACGATCCTTTGTGGACCTGCCGAAACCATCGGGACCTGTCGTCGGGGTGGACTGGATCCTCCGGTTCGAGAACCTGAATGAAGAATTCGCCAGGTTCATGAGCGGCTGCGGCGCCAACAAGAAGGGGAAATTCAATCTAACCCTCCCTCGCCTAAACACTTCCCCGCACAAGCCTTACAAGGATTACTATTGCGCCCCAACGAAAGCCGTCGTCGAGAGAATGTGGGGAGATGACCTAGAGTATTTCGGGTACAAGTTCTAGCGCATCAAGGCCCGGGTGAGTTGGGCGAGCCGCGCAGGCTGGCTAACCATATTGAAGGCGCTGCGAACCTTTGTCATGAGTTCGGCGCCATACTCATCTTTGGATTTATAGTTCCCCAGAACAGCAGAAGTGATCACGGGAAGCAAGCGCTCGGCAATGCGGTCTTGAAGTGTTTCAATGAGTTCCTCCGCTCCCTTTGTTTCCCCAAAGGATTCTTCAAGGGTTCTTCGCCAATGCTCCCCATCGAAAATCACCTTCGACGCAATAGCGGCACACAGTTCGCCGCCCGATCCGTCCTCGACGGAAGAGAGGCTTTCCCAGTCCTTGTCGAGGTTTTCTTCTATTGCTTGCAGAGTTGCGGAGCGGCCAGCGAAAATCCACGAGCGCAATTTACTGCGCAGTTCCTTCGACTCTTCCGCACTCTTGTAAGTCGTGTCTATTCCAGCACTTGGGTCTGGTTCGCTTGGCGGGACTTCGTCTTCATCACCATAGGCCGCTTCTTCATCACCAGGCAATGGACCGGGTGGCTCGGGATCCGTTGGCTTTTCTGACAACGGACCGTTCACGATCTGACTGATTGGCGCCATGTTCATCGGCACGACTGGCTCATCGCCCCACGAGTAGGTTGGTAGTCCCAGGTGGAGCATCTGATTGATGTCGTTGAGTGGCACCAAACTGACGGACAGTTTCCGCACAACTTCTGCCTGTCTCTCCATGTCGGTCTGGAGTTCTGGAATTCCCTGCGTGTCAAAAACGCCAAAGTCCTTTCCGGGGAAACGGCTGAACAAAGTGGTATACAAACGATCCTCAATGTACGCAGCCATCGGGAGGAGGAGATTTCTCCAGACCATCCTGTTAGCCTCCTCAATGGTCGCACGGTTGAGACTCTCCGTCACACCAAGTGCGGCTTTGTGTACCAGCAGAGCGGCTAAGATTGCGTCTCTGTTGGAGTCAAGCATGGTGGAGAACTCCATGTCTTGGTGAGTGACTGGAGAACGCTCGACCTTGAGTCCGTGAGTGAGAATCGCTGGCTTGGAGCGGTTGAGGGCGCCTTGGTGGCGAGACTCCCACATGGCAAGGATGCTTCTGGCGTCATCGGGGTTCAGGTCATCTGACTCTGTCGTCAAGACTGCACCTGGCTCGGCGCCATTCTCGAAGAATGCCTTGTTGAAGGAATCCGCCAGTAGATCCTGCTGCATCTTATTGAAGGCGGCAGCAAGCGGGGTCTCCCCCCAGAAAGGCTGGTCCGGAGAGTAGATCCGAAGGAGAACAATCTCATGGGGTTCGTACACCACCCCTTCGGTTCTGTTGTACTGATATGTGTTGAGCGTTCCGTCCTGAGCAGTTCCCTGTGGCTGGTACTTCCAGCGCCTCACCAAACCGGTGTCGTCGTCAAGCTCCACATACCACCCCCTTCTGCCGAACACATAAGCCTCGCGGGGAATTTCCTTCTCCCTTAGGCGCCCGCTCCTCCCCTTAAAAACGAGAATGGCGCATCCAGTGGAGAGCATCTGAGTAATTACGGCATTCCACAAATCGGCCTTGGCCATGTGCGGATTGACAATGTCAAAGAGTGGCGCCCACGGGCTATCAATGATTGGTATCAGGGCTGCCGTTCTCGATCGCGCTGTCTGTACGCCGTTGAACTTGAGGAAAGTGTGCTTCCGCAGAGCCAACTCCAGTTCCTCTTGGGTCGCCGCTTCCTTCACTCCGTGAAAGCCGGAGACATCCTCCTTGACGATCCTGAAGGGAAGCATTCCCAGCATCTGGCCCGCAAGGCGGATAGCTCCATGAGCATATGGATGTTGCGACCAAGGGCTGATCAACTCCTGTGGGTCTGGGACAATAGGGAACCTTGTGAAGGTGTCATAAGCAGTACCTGGAAAGTTCCGCTTACCAAAATCTGGTCTTGTGAATCGTGCCATTGTCTAGATGTAGATTTGTGGAACTCGTCTTTTGTTCCGGGCGAGAGACAGTACGAAGGCGTCAGCACCATCCGGCGAACGGCCTAAACGCTTCTTGATGTCTTTCTTGGGCTCGACTAGAAGTCGCCCCTTGCGGTCGTAAGAGTAACCGCCCTCACTCAGCTCTTCCCATGTACTTCCGTATTTCCTGGGCACACAGGCAAGCTTAAGGCGCAACAGTTCCCTGGCCGCCCAATACATCTCTGCTCGGAGGTTCGCGAACTCCATGGGCCCGCACTCGTCCCCGTAAATGCCGCGCTGCGAGGAGGAGAAGTCCACTGGGTCAACCTTCCATCCGCTGTCTTTTAGGGCGTCCACGGCGCTGGCTCCAATTCCTATAACATCCACATGGATCCGCATGGCGTCCGATTTCCGAATGCCGTTCTTCTGGGCAACCTTGATTACATGGCCTGCGACTTGGTTGCCGTCCAAGTTGGCCAACCGTATCTCCCGCTGGAGAACATTGTCCTCAACAACAGCAATCACGGTTTCGTCTGCCCCGAAACGAGCCACATCGACGCCTAAGTGAACCCCCTCCCCCTCATCCCCGCCGTCCTCGTTCGCGCAACGATCCAAATAGCCAACGGGGACAATCCGATCATCGCCGGCCTCAGGGAACTCTCCCAGCACTCGGGCAATGAACCTTGGGTCTCTTTCTCCCCACCCAATTCGGCGCTCCTCAACCCACTCGTAGGTGGTCGCGCCAGGGATAACCTCCTCCTTCATCTTGTAGTTTGGGTGTTCTAGAGCCGACAGCGTGACGGGGGTCCATTCCTCGGGCTTTCTAAAAGCGCGGTAGAACTCCCCCTTTGCCTCAAGCGGGTTGCCGATTACGAGCCACCGAGCGTTCTTTCCTGACATCATGGACTCGGCGGCTTCCCAAAACTCTGGGTCAACTGCTTGGGCTTCGTCGAAGACCAGCATCAGGTTCTCGGCGTGACCGCCCTGGAAGTTGCTCGGGTCGCTCGTGGCGACACCAATGGCCTCCCAATAGGGTGCTAAGCGGATGGCCGTTGTCAGCAGTTCTCCACCCAATGGGATTCGGGCGCCATTCCACAGTTTCCTAACATTTCCCCAGAGGCGGGTTCGCACATGGCTGGCTGTTGGGCCCGTCGAGAGAATGAAGGACTCCCTTGTGTAGAGATACCAAAGTATGGCGCAGGCGGCGAGGTGGGTTTTGCCCAGGCCGTTACCCGACCGGACAGCCACCCTCTTATTGGCCACTATGGCGTCAAGAACGAGCTTTTGTTGATCTGTTAGTCGGCAGCCCAACACATCCCAGATGAATTCCGCCGGCTCATTCCGCCAGCACTCTACCCGATCGGCGACAGGATCAGTTGCGATTGCAGAACTGGTCATCTATGGTTCTGGATCTCTTCTGTTCCATCTTTTGGACTAGTTCGGCCAGGGTGACGGGCTCGACATTATGCTCTAGGCGCTGGACATCGCGCCACTTCTCTGGGGCCCGGTTCTTCAACCAGAAGATGCAAGCGGTGGTGTTCCCCTCAAGGGCCTGGGCAAAGAGGGAGTCTTCTACGGCCTCTAGGCGGATGTTCTTAATCGCCTCCTCTTTCACAGCGAAGTCCTCGTCCTTTTTGCGCCAGCGCTGGATTGTCCAGCGGCTGATACCCAAGGCTTTGCAAATATAGCCCTGAGTGTGGCCCTGGGCCAACCACTCCAAGTAGTTATCCCCAATCTCCTTGGTCATCTGGCGCGGAGCCTTGGGGGGCGTGAAAACTTCCTCACCGGGAACTTCGATGTCTTCCATGCCCTCAATTTGCCACAATTATCTGGGCGAGTCAAACATGATGGCAAAAAAACCCCCGACCCCGAGGGGCCGAGGGCTAACACAAAACTTATGGGGCCACAGGCAGTTTCCTAGCCTCGGCGCCGTCATTCTATGTTTTATGGGTGGGGATGCGAACCCATTGCCTTAATTCTCGACCATGGGCTTCTGGGCGTGTGGACTTGATCCAGAGCCCGGTCTTTCGAATGAGGCCAGCTCTCGCCGCATGGTTGAGGGAAGCGCCCATGGCGTTGTGGTGTGGGGGTTCTAAATGCCCCATTGCTGCGCGCAACCTTTCTGATGTGACGGTTTGGCCGATGTGAAACTTGGTGCGGATCGTCTCTATTGCGACCTTTACCCAGTCTGCTGATGTGCCTGTGGAGACACGATCAATACCTTCTTCTTTTCTACGCTCGGCCTCGGCGTAGTCAAACAGGTTCATGGGCAAGCCAGTCGTTTACCTTCTGTGGGGAGCCCCAACAGTCGCGGGGGATGAGGCCGAGCCACCTGGCCCAAACTCCCATAACCTCCGTATTCTTCTGGTCTGCTCTTCCAAACGCGAGCGCGAGGTCGTTCTCTAGAACAGCCCGCAAAAACCCTCCGGGGTGAAGCCGAAGTTTCACATAGTTTCGCGCCCCCTCGGCCGACAAGGGAGGAAGTTGTGCGTAAACTTCCTCAAGTATGTTCTCCACGGCGATTCTTATCGGCTCTAAGTTTTTCATGATCGGCTCCATGTCGTAATCCTTCATGTTGTGTTACCTAATTTTTCTACGGCTGCGTAAACCTGATTAGCACAAGTCTCTAGCGCAGCGTCTAGGTCCAGGGCTTCGTCGGAGGCGATGTCAGCGACAAGGCCAGCTAAGATTTGAGGCGTCATGTGCGCTTCTTTTAGAACGCGCTCTGCGGTATGCCGCGAGGCTTCGGTGATTCCTATGGAGGAATCTTCACCCACGAGAAAGCGGGCAAGGTAGTTCTCAAACAGTTCTACGGGAGTAGCCATGCTTAGAAGGGGACATCGTCGAGGACATCCTTAGTGCTGGTTGGGGTGGCCACCCTCGGGTCTGCGGGGTCACCATGCCTTGACGCGATCGTGTAGGTGGCTTCTTGATTATTGCCTGCGTGGTATGTAATCGCGAGTTCGTGGCCAGCTTCCAAATGATAAGCCCACTCTTGAACCTTCTTCTTTGCGTTAAGGGCCGCTCCATGAAGTGGCCTTCCGTCCGCCGCCGTCGCGTTGAAGAGCCCCTCAAACGATCCGTGTTGCGTCTGTGCGTCACGGATGGTGCCGTTATTACCTTTCCACAGGGATGCGGCATTAAGGAGAACCCCCTCAAACTCGGATCGCTCAAGGTGGCAAGCCTCTGCCACCCTTCCCATGAGCATATTCCATTCGCCGGGAAGCTTTGCGGCCCAGTGGGGAGCATCGGCGTGGGGCGAAGGAACCTGCTTAGAAGGAGCCTGGTATTGGGCGCCCTTTGGGGGTGGTGACGGAGTAGAGGTCGGGGCCTGAGCGGAAGACCGCTGGACTTCCTCTGGCTCAGAATGCGGCAGTCCACCTCCCCAAAGGAAGGTAGTAAAAGGC